CTAAAAAAAGAAAAAGCGGAAATATCTATAATATCTATTAAATCAAAAATTAAATCGGATTCTCAGAAGATTTTGGAATACTTAAGTTCTTTATCTGATTATGTTTATGGAACTAATCCTGAAGATGTATATAAAAGAATAATTAATTTAAGTAAACAAAGAAAAATTTTTGATTTATTGAGAAAGAAAACAGATGAAGTAAAAGAAATTGATGACATTAACATTTTCACAGAAAAAATAATAAAAGAAATAAATAAAATTCAAGAATCAGAGGAAAAAGAAAAAACTTTTGTGCAACAAGTTGCAGATACAGTACAAGATATAGAAGAAAAAACTTTAAAAGAAACAGATTATTCCTTATATACAGGAATGTTTGATTTGGATAAATTGATTTGCGGACTGCATAATGAAGAGTTAACTATAATTGGAGCAAGACCTCGGAATAGGAAAAACAACTTTTGCGTTACAGATAGCTGAAAATATTGCTAGTAAAGGGGTAGGAGTTGCAATTATAAGTTTGGAAATGTCTGATTCTCAAGTAATTCAAAAGATAATAGCTAAAAAAAGTAGAATTAATAGTTATAAAATGAGAATGGGAACATTAGAACATAAAGATTTAGAAAAAATAGGAGAAATTTCAGCAGAAATAGCCTCATTACCAATAACATTAACAACTAAAGCTAGAACAATTCAACAAATAGAAAATATTGCAAGAAGATTAAAAAATAAAAAAAATTTAGGTTTACTAATAATAGATTATATACAGCTAATAAAGAATAAAGAAAAATTTAATAGTAGAGAACAAGAAGTTGCAGATATAACAAGGACATTAAAATTATTAAGTCTAGAATTAAAAATACCGATAATTGGATTATGCCAATTGAACCGAAATGCAACAAGACAAGAACCATTATTATCTGATTTAAGAGAATCTGGAGCAATTGAGCAGGATGCAGACAATGTAATCTTTTTGTATCAAGAGAATGACAATGATTCTGACTTAGTTGATATTACTGTTAAAGTTGCAAAACAAAGGGCTGGAGGAATAGGAAAAATATATATGAAATTTAATAAGCCTAATAGTGAATTTAGAAACATAATAAGGATGTGATGTAAATGAATAAAAAAGGATACAAACAGATACTTCTAGAACATTTCAGAAGATTTAAATCAATTACATCTTTAGATGCTTTTGAAATGTATGGCATGACTAGATTAAGTGCAGTAATTTATAGTTTAAAAAAAGATGGATATATATTTGAAGATGAAATGATTGATGTAGAAAATAGATATGGAAAGAAAATTAGAGTAAAAGCATATACTTTGCTTGGTTAGGGGGAATAAAAAGGATAATTAAAAGTCAGTCTGGAAGAAGATATAACTTTGACAACATAATTTCCTATGATGCTGTTGGAGAAGATGGATTTGGACAAGTTTTATGCAAAACAACAAATAATGAGTTATGCATATTAGGAGAATATGACGACTATGACAGAGCAGAAGAAATTGTAGAGGAACTTGATAATTGCTACAAAAGCAGCAGGTTTTATTCTTCAGAGCAACCATATGAACATATTATGGCTATGAATACAGCTCCTAAAATATATATAATGCCAGAAGAATAGGAGGAGTTTTTAAGGAAATATGGATATAAAGAATTAACAGGACTATGTAAAACATGTTTATTTGGTTGTATGAGATTAGAAGATATTAATTTTTATGGAAAATACAGATGCAAAAACTATATAGGAGGAACGATAAATGGAAATGACAGTTGAAGAAATACTGAAAATAATGAAGCAGTTCTTCGAAGAAATAGATAAAGAACTTAGAGTGCTATCTGAAGAACTAAGTCAAAAGGAGTTAGAACAACAAGATATTCTTCATTATATAGAAAATAATAATTTAAATGCTGGAGGATATTCAAAGGCTGGAAAATTATTAAAGAAAGTTAGACAAGAAAGAAGAGAAATAAAAGATAATATAGATAGAATAAATCATATAAAGATATTTACAGATAAATATAATAAAAAACTTATTGTAGGAGATATAGTACAAACAATAAAAGGTCTTAATACTATTACTAAAAAACAACAACATCCGGTATATGTAAGAAGAACAGATGTTATAAAAAGATTGGAGGAAGAAAAGGAAGAGCTTAATTATAAAAATACCGATTCTTTGCAGGTCGAAGAAGAACAGTCAACAGATATTAATTAATAGAAAAACAGGCAGACCATTTGTGGCTCAAAGTAAATTATATAAAGAGTTTGAAAAAGAGTGTGGCTATTTTTTAAGTAAATATAAATTAAATATAGATTATCCAATAAATATTAAAGTTACTTTTTATGTACCAGATAGAAGAAAGAGAGATTTAACGAACTTAGAAAATGCAATAGCAGATATTTTAGTTAAATATCAAGTAATTAAAGATGATAATTATAACATAATTCAAAGTTGGGATAATTCTCGAGTAATTTATGAAAAAGATAGAGAAGAGACAATAATAGAAATAACTAAGGCGGAGGAAGAAAATGAAATTCAAAGAAGAAGGGATAAAGATTAATGCAAACTTAGTAATAAACAAAAGAATGATATATTTTTTATGCAAAGGAGATGAAGTAGTCTATGTAGGTAAAACCGAAGCGGGATTATCAAGAATAACACAGCATAGAGATAAAGAATTTGATACTGTTTTTATATTGCCAGTAGATGAAGAAATAAGTCGAAGAGAGTTTGCATTTTTAGAAACACAAAATATTATAAAATACAATCCAAAGTATAATAAAAGAATTGGAGATACGATATATGTAAGTTCAGCAATAAAAAATATACAAAAATTAATAAAAAATGATGAATTCGATATGACGAAGCTAGGAAAGATTTTAATTAATAATAATATGAATACATTAATAGATAAATATGGAAATTTATCAATAAGGTTCGAAGATTATAAAAAGATAATATTAGAATTGGAGAAATGTTAAATGATAAAAGTTGATGAAAAATATTATATAGATGCAGATGGCAGATGTTATACACTAAAGGAAAAATTGGAATCTTTAAATGAAAAAAATAAATTTTGGTTTAAAGAATTGGGATATTATACGACTTTAGAGAGTTTACTAAATGGATTAATAGAAAAAGAAACTAGAGAATTTATTTCTGAAAGTAAAGATAAGAGCATTGAAGAATTACTGATAAAAATCAAAGAGTTGGAAAAATATTTTAAAGAAAAACTAGGAGAAAAAATATGAAAATTCAAACAAAATATGAAATAGGGGAACACATTTGGATTGTATATGAACATAATGGAGAAGTTCATATCTATGATGATTTTATTGTTAATATTGTAGTGGATGAAAATAAAAAGATTAAATTTTGTAGTAAATTATCATATGAAGAATTTGAAGAAGCAGATATTATTTTATATAAAAATAAAGAAAAACTATTAGCTAAGATTGAAGAAATAATGGAGCAAATTAGAAAAAGTGAAGATTAATAAAATTAGGAGGAATTATGGATACTATAAAGAATTTGCTAGTGCAAATAAAAGATTTGCTATATGACCTCATTAACTATATTAAAGAAGATACTAATGAAAAAGAAATTAAATTACAAAAACAAAACGAATCTAAAGAAAAATTATATTTAGATATGGAACAATTAATTTTGATAAATGATGAAACAAGAGTGGTACTAACATTGAATGAAGCTATTTTGTTACGAGAACTATTAAAAGAAAAAGAAAGACTATGTACTTATGAATCTTTGTGTAAAGTTTTATATGGTTATGAATTAGACGACTATGCTTTAAATAGTATAAGAATATTAGTATTTAGATTAAAGAAAAAGATAAATGGCATATTAAGAATTAAGAACATAAGAAACAGAGGATTTATAGCCTATGAGGTAAAAGTTGATGGATGAGTTTATAGATAAATATCAAAAAAACATGTGTCATTTTTGTTTAAATTATCAATCAAATAATTGTAATAAAGAGATTATTAAACGAGAAAAAGAATCAATTACAACAACTATATGTATAAACTATGAAAGAAATTACGACAATGATAAATTTCAAGAAGAAATAATTACTTTAAGAGATGAATGTTGCAAACCAGCAAAGTACTATTGTAGAAATTATAGAGAAGTGTAAAGGAGAGAGTAGGTAATATGAAATTTCCATTTGTTTTAAGAACTAAATATGAAATTGCAAAAAATAATTATAAAAATTCACAAGAACACAGAAAAGAGCTACAAAGAAGATATATAGTATTACAACAAAAGATAATTGAATTAGAAAATGAAATAAAAGAATTAAAGAAGCCAACAAGAGAACCAGAATTATTAAAAAGATGCATTAAATGTGATAAATATTTTACTACTCCAAAAGGAAGTAAAAGAAAAATATGTAAAGATTGTAAAAATAAGAAGGAGAATGGATAAGGGAAGAAAAGAAAGAATATATAGTATATAAAGTACAAGCAGGATATAATTACACTGTTTACAAACAAGAAAGAAACGGAAATGTTTTTTACAAAATAGGAATAATTCAAACTCAACAGGATGGACAAAAAATAAAAGGATATATACCAGTTAAGTTTAAAAAAGGAATAGATATTGCGGATAAAACCAGAATAAAAATTAAACAAGGGTTTGAAAATTTTTATATAAAAGGATATGATGCAATATTCTATATTCAGATAAATGAATTTGAAATTATAGATAATAAAATTCAAGAGTACAATGATGCAATAGAAGAAGATTTAGACTTGGGATTTTAAAGGTAGCAAGATTTTATGAATTTGCAATATGATACACC